CTCATCTGCACATGGGTGCCCGCCATCGCAATGACGCTGGCCGCGCTCGCCGCCAGGCCGTCGATCTGCACAGTCACGTCATGAGGATAGTCCATGAGCATGGTGTAGATCTGCGAAGCCGCGATGCAATCGCCGCCGGGCGAGTTAATGTGCAGTATGATCGGGCCGCTGCCGGAGAAGAGCTCCTCTTTGAACATGGCGGGCGTCACCTCGTCGGAGAACCAGCTTTCCTCCGCGATGATACCCTCCAGAAACAGGGTGCGCGTCTCATCCTTATTGCGCACCCAATTCCAGAAATGTTTCATTATGTCACCTCGCTTCCTTTTTATCACATGAAATTGAGCCTCGCGTATTCACCGTGATACCTTCGTGCTGCTTCATCATATGCCTGCGCCGCTGACACAGGATCGTTGAAGTAACCAAGAGAGATGCAGTGTTTTGCTACGTTGATTCGAGACTGATATTTCCCGGACACATGCCTTGTTACCCCTTTGAACCCTGTCATATTATCCTTTCTCATTGCAGAGTTTTGAGCATTTTGCTCAGGTGTCGCCAATCGGAGATTCTCACGTCTGTTATCCGCCGGATTGCCATTGATGTGATCAACTAATTCAGCCGAATCAAATCCCATTAACAGGCGATGGAGTTTGAAATGACCATATTCCTTACACCAGCTTCTAACATAACCATGTTCATCGACTCTCCAACTGTACTGCTTTATTAGCGGATAGTCAGCAGCGTCAAACACAAATGACCTGCCATTTGGCAAAGTACAGCGCACAAAGCCATCTGAAAAGCTGAATGTTTGACAGTGTCCGCAGCTTCTCGTGTGACCGCTTCTCAAATGAGTTGTGGTAACCTCCGATAGATTTCCACAATCACATCTGCAAAGCCATCTGTAGTTTTTTCCATCCTGCCTCGTTGCAGGTGCGATCACAGTGAGTGAACCAAAGCGCTCGTTCTGGAGATCAGCTCTTCTCATTCGTGCCTCCATTCTTAGCTCCATTAACTGTATAAGCCGCGCCTGCCATCTTCAGGGGCATCATGTTACCGTTCACGAGATAGGAGTCTCCTCCCTCATCCGCAGGTATCGGATTCATGTTTTCCATCCGACGTATATCGTTAGGGCTAAAAAAGCCATTGTTAATGCCAATGGCATACCCCTCCATGCGGCTCTTGTAATCGCCGCGCATCAGGCCGTCCATGTTGAACGCCACATAAAAGCGCCCTTTCTCGCCCTCGGAGAACAGGGCGCGGTTCATGGACTGTTCTATGCGGACCAGCCAGGGGCGTATGGTGTGAACGGCGAAGTCGATGCTCTGGTGCTCGATGTTGGAGAAGGTCGCGTGTTCCAGATTGCCCACCAGGTGCGGCGGCACTCGGAAGATGCGGCAAATCTCGTCCACCTGAAACTTCCGCGTTTCGAGGAACTGTGCCTCGTTGTTGGGGATGCTCAGGGCTTTGAACTCCATGCCCTCTTCGAGAATGGCCACGCGGTTGGCATTGGAGGAACCGCCGTAGGCGGCGTTCCAGCTTTCCCGCAGCGCCTTCGGATTCTTCACCGTGTTCGGATGCGTCAGTATACCGGAGGGTCGAGCGCCATTCGAGAAGAACTTGCTACCGTACTCCTCCGACGCGATGCCCAGGCCGATGGCGTTCTTCTCCAGTGCGATAGGGCTGTAGCCCAAGACGCCGTCGAAGCCCAGGCCGGGGATGTGGAGCACATCATCCGGTGTCAGGTATACCGTCGCGCCGGAGCTCGTGGTGTAGGCGTAGGTCAGGTGGCCCGCCTTGTCACGATCCACAGTCATCTTGTCCGGAAGCAGTGGGTACAGACCGGTGATCCGGTTCCGTCCCGTCCGGATGATCTGGCAGTAGCTGTTGCCCCACAGGAGCAGATGTGCCAGCATGACCTCCCGCAGCACAAACGACGTCATCTCGCTGTTCGGCTCGTCATGAAGCAGGTGATACAGCGGATGATCCGTCGCCTTCTCGTTCCCCTGATCGGTGGCCTCAAAAACCCCCAGCGGCAGGCTGGCAACCGTCTCGGAGATCACGCGCACACAGGCGAAAACCGTGGAAAGCTGGATCGCGCTCTGGGCGGTGACGCTCTTCCCGGCTCCGCTGGTGCCGAAGTAGAATGTCGGCGCGGCGCTGACTGCATCTTTCGGCTTGTCTCTTGCCCTGAACAGGGCGGCAAACGGGTTCTTCATTTTGTGCTTCCCTCGCTCTCGTTCATGTGGTATACTGTTCATACAAAGCGAACAGGGTGGTGGCTGCATGGTCATTCGTTTCAAGGGGATGCCCCTCATGGCAGATGTCCTCAGAAAACAGGTCAACCGGCTCATTGCGGACATGGGCGGGGCTGAGGGCTTCATGGAGGATGACGTGCATCACACCGCATTCACCATAAAGCAGCACTTCTATGTACAGCCCAACGGCGACCTGTACGTCGATGACGATTACGACGAAGAAGTCACAGGCATGCTGCTTCAGGGGCTTCGGGCCCACCACCATCTCGTCGAGGATGCCGAGATCATCGTCCCAAGAAAACTGAAAGAGCCAGCAGAACATCTGCCCATCTTTCTGCACGATGACGACGATGATGACGATGATGAAAACATCGCCCGTTTCGAGGATTACCTCCCGGACACCGCATTCGACGACGGCCATTTCGAAGAGGAAATGGAAGAAATCGCCCGCGGCGACTGGGACGATGAAGAATAGCGCGATCATCACAAGCCCCTTCCCGTCTTTCGGTCGTGGCATTCCTTGCAGAGCGCCTGCCAGTTGTTGACGTCCCAGAACAGCTTTGCATTTCCCCGGTGCGGCAGGATGTGGTCTATGACTGTCGCGGGTGTCAGCTTTCCGTCCGCCTGGCAGGAGACGCACAGGGGATGGCGGCGGAGGTAGGATTCTCGCGCCTCGCGCCACTTCCGATCATATCCGCGGGAAGCAGCGCCGCCGCGGAGCCGGTCGCTGCTCTCGGAGAGATGTTCCTTACAGTAGACCTGCCCCGGTTCGCAGAATCCGGCGCAGCCGGGATAGCGACAGGGGCGTCTCGGTTTCATGGGCATATTGTTCACCTCGTCAATAGTGCCTGTACATTCCACAGGAATCAAACTCATGGCAAACGCCCCCGCAGTAGATGCAGTGCGGCACCAGGTGCCGTTTCATCTCAGGCGTCGCCCTGACCGTAACTTCCCTCATGCCCTGCATGATACTGCGCGTGATCTCGGCAGCAGTCATGCACAATCGCTTGTTGGCCATGATCATGAGCGCCTCTGCGTTGCAATCCAGTATCATGCTGACTGGCGTGCAGCGGGCCGCGAGGTCGCCGTCCACGGCTTTGGTCAGATCATCCACCGCCTGTTTGATGTACTCCGGCGGCGTCCTGTCGGTGCGAAGCGTGGATACATAGGGCTGCGAATGGACATGCCGCGCAAAATGGGTTGCGGTGTTGCTGGGGATGTCCTCGATCTCAAAGCTGTACATGGCCCTTCGGATTGGAGAATGCCTGCAATCCAGCATGCGCTCAATCCACTCCGAGTCGGGACTGTTCTTAGGATGCTTTCCGATTGTAATCAACGCACGGCGCTTTACAGCCATCCAGTCATCCGGGCCGGGGTATTCAATGAGCGTGATCCGCGTCAACCCATGACGGTGACGGACAAGCGTGCGGTACTTTCCACTGTAGTCGATCATAAGTCCTCACAAAATGAGCAGCCCCCGGTCATCATAGACCGAGCTGCTGCTTTGATTCTTCATGGCCCTGTCCAGCGCCATGACCAGCGCCACCGCGCCGTCCACCTTCTCCGTGGATTTCTCCTTGTCGATCTTCAGGTTGCCCGCCGGGTCGGTGCGCACGAAGGCGTTGTCCATGTTCCAGCGGAGTACCGGGTGTCCGCCGTGGTTGAGCTTGCGTTCAAGCACGAGGCGCATGAGCTCTTTCGTCGGCGGGGACATATCCCGGAAACCCTGGCCAAAGGGCACCATCGTGAAGCCGTCGTCTTCCAGGGTTTGCACCATCATGGTGGCATTCCACCGGTCATAGGCGATCTCGCGGATGTTGAACCGCTCGCCCAGTTTCAGGATGAACTGTTCGATGAAGCCGTAATGGACGACGTTCCCCTCGGTGGTCATGAGAAAGCCCAAGCGCTCCCATTTATCGTACATGACATGGTCGCGCCGGACGCGCAGCTGCAGCGTATCCTCCGGGAGCCAGAAGAACGGCAGCACGATGTACTGTTCGTCCTCATCCCTGGGCGGGAACACCAGCACCATCGCGGTCAGGTCGCTGGTGCTGGAAAGGTCGAGCCCGGCATAGCAGGCGCGGCCTTCAAGCTCATAGGCATCGACCATGCCGCCGCACTCGTCCCACCTTTCCATCGGCATCCAGCGCACGGATTGCTTCACCCA